GCTACTGGTGGCCAAAAAGAATATTTGATTTTATTGGTGGCTGGTATTGGTTATGAGTATCGGGTTGCTGAAGGTGAGTTGGAAGCAGCGTTGAATGCTATTACGCCATTTATTGTACAAGGGGTGATTCAAAATGCCGAAGCGACAGACCAACAAACTTAGGTGGAAAGCTAAATTATTGGATATCGTCGAAACGGTTGACGATCGTGATCGTCCGATTACCGAATATCAAGAAAAGCGCGATATTTGGTATCAGGATATCGGCGTGACTGCACAAGAGAAATATCTTTCGCAGCAAGCCAAAACTGACGTTGTCAGACGGATTAAGGTCAGGTTGGATAAATCTATCACCGAAAAGCTAAGTGCCGTTAGAATCGATTCTGTGGCGTATAGCATTACTCGTATTTATACGAATGTTGATGATCGTGAAATGGAGTTGAGTTTGACGTATGTTAATTAATTTGGATGACTTAAAAACCGCCCTCAAAGCAACAAAATTGCCAGTTACGCGTGATAAAGCAGTTAAGGGTACGAATTATCCATATATCATTTATTCAAATGTTAGCAAAAGTAAAAAAATGGCTTCTTCAAAAGTCCATAAACGAATGCCTTATTATCAAGTGTCATTATTTACGGCTGGTACAGAACAAGATTTGAGCGTTCTGGAACATGCATTGGAAAATGCAGGTATTCTCTATGCGGATTTTGTAGGTATCCAAGGCGATGAAAACGATGATACGATCACAAATTTTTATACTTATGTGAGGTGCGTTGAAGATGCCTAGTAATAAGAATGGATTTGCTGAAATGTCTGATATATTGGGCGAGTTGAGCAGGGTAGATCCTGTCAAAGTTTCTTTGGAGTCATTAGAAGAAGCCGCTAACTTTTATGTCGACAAAATGTTGCCACGTATACCTAAAAGCTTAATGAAAAGAAAACATATGCGAGATCAAATAAAAGTTGTAGTCGAGAAGGACAGAGTAAGAGTTGCTTTCGAAGATACAGCTTATTACTGGCGATTCGCAGAAAATGGGACCACTAATCAAAGAGCGCAGAACTTTGCTAGCGGGACTTACGAACAGAACAAAAATAAAATCGAAGAAATCATGACACAAAAGATCATGGATCTTTGGGGAGGTAATTAATTTGGGCAAAACAGATGTATTGTATTTTGAAGGCCTTGAGGATATCTTGATCGCTATGATGTCTCCAGCGGCACAAGATGGCGTAAATAAAGCACCAGAATATGGTGGAATTGTAAGACTACCTATTGCTACAAAACTGGCTGTAAAAGGTAACGGAACAACGTTAGAAAAATGGGCATCAAGCAAAATGTTCCGCCGTGTATCACGAGAAACAAAACACGAATTAGGATTGGACCATGTGGGAATTCCTATTGATGTCATGGATGAATTGAAAGGTTTGGTTGCTGAAAGCGGCGTAACCTTCTCGAAAAATATCGCTCGTGAATTCCCGTTTTTTGCATTTGGATTTATCGGCAAAATCGAAGGCGGTGGTCGCAAAGCGGTATGGTATCCGAAAACTCAGTTATCTAATGTAATTGATGAAGAGTATGCAACCGAAGAAGACGAAACAAAGATCGACGATGTAACGGCAAACCTAGTATCCACTGGCTTGAATTACAACAATGTAATGTATTCAAGTTTTGATTCAAATAGAACTACAGGATCAATCGAATTGTTCGAAAAATTCATTGCTCAACCAATCTATTCTGAACAGCAATGGCAAACAATTGTTGCAGCTACTCCTCCAGTAGGTGGTGGCGAGTAATGGCTAGATTAGTTGACTACGGAATTAATATTGACGACTTAGGCAACTCTCGTGTGGTTAATATTAAAGGGCATGATTTTCCTGTTGTATTTACAATGGAAACGATGGAATATATTGCAGATGTATACGGTGAAGATTACTCAAAGTTCGAAAATGATATGAATCTTTTGATCAATAAAAGCGATGGGGAGATCAATTCTCGTAATTTGACGCCTGCTGATTTAAAAATCATGCGCTCGTTGATCTATGGAATGCTTCGGACTGGCGGTTTAGAAGAAGATCCTCAAACTATCTTCAAATTCTTAGGTATGAACGGCGATGTTTTACAGGCTTATGGGGCATGCATGGAAATTTTTAGTAATCAGAAGTTTCAGGTTGAAGACTTAAAAAAATCGAAGAAGCCACAAGATTATCAAACTCCTCAAAAGAAAAAAGGAAAAAACAAGAAGAAACACAAGAGATAGGAACTCCATGGAGCTTCTATCTCTATGTTGCCCTCACTCTACTTAATTGGAGTGAGGAATTTTTTTTAAAAGCAACACCTAACTTGTGGCTTAAATCTTATATCCAGTGGTTGAAAAGTAATACGGAGTTTGAACCGCCGGAAACGAGAACAATGGATCAAAGCCCTTGGTGGTAGGAAAGGAGTGCTAAGATGGCCGTAAGAGAGGTAGACACAGTCTTGAATTTTAAGACAAATGGAGAAGTCAATTACTCTAAAACGATCAAGGAAATCAATCGCGAAATGAACTTAGCAGCTACTGAGTACAAAAACCAAGTGTCTGCTATGGATAAAGACGCAACAGCAACTGAAAAGCTGACTGCTGCGAAAAAGAAACTCGAAAATCAGTTATCGCTCGCTGAAAAGCGAACAGAACTTTTGCGAGAACAATATGAAAAATCAGTAGAAGAAACCGGTAAGTACTCAGCAGAATCTGAAAAACTTTATAAGAAGATGCTTGAATCCGAAACAGGGCAAAACAAATTAAAAGCCGCCTTGGATGAAACAAATGAAGCGTTAAAAGAACAAGGTGATGTATCTATTGATACAGCCAAAAAGTTACAAAAAATTGAAGAAGCTGGCGAAAAAGTTGCGGGCGTTGGCAAGAAAATGACTATAGGCGTTACAGCGCCGATTATGGCGGTCGGAGCGGCTGGGTTAGCTGCATTCTCAGAAGTTGATGAAGCGTTAGATACGATCATAACTAAAACTGGAGCAACAGGCGATGTTGCTGACAGTTTGGCAACTTCGTTTGAAAATGTTGGCTCAAACACTCACTTAGAACTACAAACAGTCGGAGAAGCGATTGGTGAAGTCAATACTCAATTTGGGTTCATGGATAAAAAATTGGAGGATTCAACCAATTATATTCTTCAATTTGCTGAAATTAATGGCACAGACGTTTCTCAATCCGCTATCTATGCACGACAGGCTATCGAAGCCTATGATTTGTCCTATGATGATTTGAACAAAGTGTTAGATGTTACAACCAAAACGTCTCAAAATACTGGTCAAGCAGTCGATAGTCTGTTTGATTCGGCTATAAAAGGTGCCCCACAAATCAAACAGTTAGGTCTTAGTTTCGGCGAGGGTGTTACTTTGATGGGTCAATTCGAACAAGCTGGTATTGACGGAAATGCAGCCCTAAGTAGTTTGTCCAAAGCAACAGTTACCTACGCAAAAGATGGAAAATCTCTTTCAGAAGGTTTAGGTGAACTTCAAGACAAAATAATGAATGCTAGTTCAGAAACAGATGCAATCAACGCTGCTGCAGAAGTTTTTGGTACCAAAGGCGGCCCGAGAATGGCAGATGCGATTCGAAGAGGAACGCTAAACCTAGAAGACTTGGCAAAAATCGCCGATGAAAGTCAAGGTTCGGTTGGAGAAACATTTGAAGCTACGCTAGATCCAATTGATAAGTCTAACCAAGCAATGAACAATGCAAAATTAGCTTTAGCAGACGTTGGCGAATCCGTTCAAATCAGCTTATTGCCTTTCTTTGAAATGGCGATCGATGCTTTGAAGAGTTTTAAAGGCTGGTGGGATTCTCTGGATCAAGGTACTAAGAACTGGATTATTACACTCGCTGGTATAGCTGCAGTAATCGGACCAGCTTTGGTTGTCATAGGAACGCTTATGAGTTCCGTTACTAAGATTACCGCTGGGGTTAAAGATCTGGCCACTGTGTGGAGTGGGCTAGGCAAATTATTCGGATTATCTGGTGGATGGTTTGCCGTAGCTGTAATAGCAATAGCCGCATTAGTCGCTGGGCTAGTTTGGGCTTATAACAATGTTGAATGGTTTAGGAACGGTGTGAATGCATTCTTCCAAGGTGTTTCTGATATAGCGGTAGAAGTATTTAATTTTATGGGCGGATACATTAGCAATATTTTCGGAGGAATCATACAAAATTTCCAAAACTTTTTCGATGCAGGCAAGAGAATTTTTACCGGATTTATAGATTTTATAACTGGAATATTTACAGGTGATTGGGAACGAGCTTGGAACGGCGTTGTAAACATTTTCGGAGGTATCTTTGATGGAATTGCAGCCATGGCAAAAGCACCGTTCAATGGAATGATTGGATTAATTAATGCTTTTCTAGGTGGTCTCAATAATATTAAAATTCCGAAATGGGTTCCTGGCGTAGGCGGTAAAAGCTTTAGCATTTCCACTTTGCCTTATTTGGCAGATGGCGGTCATGTACTGAACGGCCAAGCGATCGTTGGTGAAGCCGGACCAGAATTGCTTACGAACAAAAATGGTAAGACAACTGTTACTCCGTTATCAGACGAAGAAAAACGCAAGGGCATTGGCGGCAAAGTACAGCCTTCTAAAGTGGAACAACATATCCACATTGGGAATGTCGATGCGAATAACCCAAGCGAATTAAACAAAATGAACCGTAAATTTTACCGTGCAAGCAAACAAGCACTTGCCGGTGTGGGAGGTTAGTAGGAATGTTCATGGATGCTGATACACCTAATTTTATATTCAAAGGAATCAACGCAGTTATGGATATGGATTGTATTATCGAAACTGAACTTCCTGAGATCTCTCCAAACAAACGCTACGAAGAAATCACTGTGCTAGGACGAAGTGGATCATTGCACGAAACATTTGATGATTACGAACCATATAACCTAGAAGTCGAATCAGTTACAATTCCGTATGATCGTTTACGTGAAGTAAAGCAATGGTTACGAGGTCGTGGGCAATTAATTACTCATAATGATTACAATACCTATCGAGACGTTATTTGCATGATGGATTCCCCTACTGAGTTTGAAAACGAGTGGGGTTTTTTCTATACCTTCGATTTAACTTTTCGATGTCAACCTTTTAAACGGAAAGTAAATGAGCAATCATTGCCATTCACTACCTCGTTGGTCTTTCATGATCCGGGCGATGAAACTGCAAAACCTTACCTTGAATTGAAACCAACAGGCAGCAATGTCAAACTTACAATCAACAGTACTTCGTTGACGATTACAAACAGCAGTACCGAAATAATAAAAGTCGATTGCGAACACGGAAAAATTATTCAAGGTTCCAAAACACTTTTCAGCAAAGGAGAATGGCCGTTGGTACGTCCGGGAGAAAACAAACTAACTACCATAGGTGTTTCTAGCGGCACAATTTTAAGAAGGAGCGTGTATTTGTGAGTTTAGTTTATGTTTATGAAGAAATGCCAGCAGACTTAGAAACGAACGGTCACGCTTTGATTGATTGGGCTGATTTACCTGAACTCAATCGTATTCTAAATGGTGACTATACTTTTTATGGCAACTATTCATTAGATGGTCAAAATGTAGAATATCTAAAAGAAGATAACTTTATTCGCGCAGAAGATGAAGACGGCAAGATGAAATACTTTGAGATTAAAAAGGTAACAAAAAATCTCAACTCTTTCTCTATTACTGGACGATCGATCGGTTACATGTTGAGTCGAAATTTCATTGAGAGTAGTTTCACTCAAAATGGAACTGGATCAATTATCATGAGTAGATTAAAGGCTGCTTTAGCATTTGAGCAGCCTTTTTCATTTGAATCAGACATTCAAACAGTCCACCAATTCACTGTAAAACAAACCAATCCAGTTGATGCGGTGATCGGATCAAATAATGGCAACGAGAATCTAGCGAGTATCACTGCTGGTGAATTGGATATGGACAACTATCGTTTTAGATTGCTGTCTCGAATCGGAAAAGACAATGGCTATCGTGTCGACTTGGGAGTGAACCTAGAATCGATTGAGGAAGAGATAGACGGCAATTATTACAATAGCTTGTATTTAATTGGTGGCGTGCCAGAAGGCGATTACGACGAAGATAAAGAGCCTATCACGTACAAATATCTCGAATTGACTGGAGTAACCGATAAAAATCGCCGTATTGGTAAATACGAAAATTCAGAACTCACTACTGTTGCAGATTTGAAAAAATGGGGTCAAACAAAATTTGATGTCGATCGAGTACATGAACCTTCAATCACTCATACGGTTTCTATGGTCCAACTTGAAAACACAATGGAGTATGGAGGCTTGTACGATGATATTGCAAGGCTGCATTTCGGTGATACTTGCTATTGTACGGTTGCAAAATTAGGCATCGAAGTAGCTGAACGAATGATCGAGTACACTTGGTATCCAACACTTGGCAAATACAAGAGTGTGACTTTGGGTAATGACATCGAGTTCTACACCAATGCAACGGCAACCGAGACGGCAAAGCTTCGTCAAAAGGTTGAAAGTCGCACTGAATTGATGGTTGAAGCCGTTCGAAATGCTTCGAGTTGGATCACTGGAACAAAAGGCGGCTACGTTCGTATGCGACCAGAAAAGGCACCTAGCGAAATCTTAATCATGGATAAACCCTCTGTCGCTGATGCTCAAAAAGTTTGGCGATGGAATTTAGGTGGACTAGGATACTCTAACAACGGCGTGAACGGTCCTTACGGTTTAGCAATGACTCAAGACGGAGCGATCGTGGCTGACTTTATCACTGCAGGTATTCTATCAGGTATTCTCGTTCAAGGGGTAGCTTTGAAGACATTGGATGACAAATCATTCCAAGTAGTCGTTGAAGGCGGTAAAGTTTCGTTTGAAAAGAAAGTTGTTTCCACAGGGTTGGATGATGTTCATGGAGAATCACTAGGAGCTATCACATCTACCTATGGAGCAGATAAAAATATCAACGGATTTGCTATTTGGAAAGAGCCAAACTATATTTTTTCGATCAACACTGGTGATGGTAACGGAAAATCAGTTGCGGTCTTCCAAATTCCAAAAGAAAGTACACCTGACGCACCGTTATATAGACTTAGTGGTGAAGGGACTTTTCGTAATGGTAAAGTGACGTTCCAAGATGCAGTCGCAATGGATGGTCGTTTAGATGTCAAAGAACTATATGTAAACGGCGTTAAAATTGATCAAAACGGTGGCGGATCTGGCGGTAATGGTGGCGGATGGAATGGTCAGTATCCACCAGAAGTAACGAGCGACCGTGACAAACGCTACTGGCAAATTTGGGCAATGTTTATAGGTGCTGGTGGCACGCAACAAGCCGCAGCCGCTTTGCTTGGCAATGCTCAAGGAGAATCTGATGCCAATCCAACTGCAGATGAAGGTAACGGTGCTGCAGGGTTTGGATATGGTGTATGGCAATGGACTGATGGAACTGGCGCAACAAGCGGTCGTGTATACATGATCAACCTGATGACTAGGGCAGGGATTTCAGGAGACCCTGACACGATAACTTCTCAATTTAAACTTCTGATGTGGCATGCGCCAAATGGTCAGTGGATTGCCACAAGCGCTTATCCATATACATGGTCACAGTTCATGAACATGACGGATATCGCTGTTGCTACAAGAACGTTTGAGGAAAACTTCGAACGCCCGTTGAACGATCATCCAGAACGGATTACATGGGCTAATGAATGGTATCTGAAATTCAAGGACTTAGATATTCCTCAATCTAGCGGATATATTGTTCCGATCGATGCGCCAGTGACTGTAACGAGTGAATTTGGTTGGCGAACGCACCCAATCACTGGTGAACCCAATTACCACAATGGCATTGATCTAGTAAACAACAATTCAAATGCACCGATTTATGCATCTGCAGACGGTGAAGTGATTGTTGCAGGAGATGCAAATTATTTTGATTGGTATGGGAATTGGGTTGTTATCAAGCATAGCGATGGTATGTACACTGGTTACGCTCATCTCAGCAGCGTAAAAGTCTCTAAAGGAAGTAAAGTTACACAAGGGCAACAAATCGGCGTAATTGGAACGACTGGTCCAAGTACTGGAATACATTTGCATTTCCAATTTTTTGATGAAATGTATCCAAGTTCTAATGACCACTTTTTCAATCCGCGCGATTATATTGATTTTTAGTTATAATCAAGTAAAAGGAGCTGATAAAATTGGTAGTTTCTTATCCAATTTCTTTGGAAGTAAAAGAGCCAAATAATGACATAGGTATTTTAAAAATACGTCAATCAGATGAAGAATCTCAAACATTAATTGTTCAGATACTGGAAAATGGATTGCCAAAATCCTACGAGGGGCTACAAGTTTTCTTTTGTGCAAGAATAGGGCAAACAGCTGGATTAGGTATAATCGAACAAAAATTAACTGAAGCAGAGATGACTGACCCGAAAAACGGAAAGTTTGAATACACGTTTCGAGCAGAAGACTGGCAAGTGTTAGGGCGTCAGAATGGCTACTTCAGTTTTCGCAAGATGGCAGATGATCATACTTATGTACAACAATTTTCTACTAGGGACTTCACTTATGAAGTGACAAAAAACATTTACAGTGACGGAATTAAAGAAGTTACTAAAGATGGGTCGACGTACGTGTGGACTTTTGAAGATCTATTGAGATTATTGCAAGAGTTCAAGGATTCTGGAGAAACAGACTTTTTAGCGTGGTTTGACGAAATAAAAGATCAGCTATCTGAAGATGCTGCTGGCAATTTGATGATTTTATACCAATCTTTACGAGATAAGACTGGTAAAGATAGTGATTTCAGGGAGTTTGAGTCAAACCTATCCTATATGGAGCGTGTTTATAACGAAAACGCAGAAAGAGGAGTTAATGCTAAGTGGTTTGGAGCAAAAGGTGACGGTGTATCCGATGATACGGTGGCGATTCAAAATGCTATTGACAGTTTGAACAATGGAGGGACTATTTACTTTCCTAAAGGTGAATATTTGATAGAAAAAACTATATATTTAAAATCTAATATCCGCCTAATGGGTGATAGTGCAAATACTATCCTTAAAAAAGAAACAGCTGGTAATGCGTTTGATGCTACTAACTTGCACAATATTAGTGTTGAAAGCTTAAATGTTGAAAATGCTAACAATGGTGGTATTTTCTTCAAATTTAAAGGAACTAATAATATATATATCAGTAATATTAGCATTAAGGGTATAGGAAATGTGGCATATACTGAAGGTATATCAATAAGAGAAGGTGATAATGCAACCATAGTCAATTCTTATTTCAAAGGGACTACTGGACACTGTATTGCCGTGGGTACAAATACGCTTTCCCCTGCTGGCAAATGTGAAAACATCACAGTTGATAATTGTACTTTTGAAGATTTTGGAACGATTGATGGGGGTATGGGCATTGATATGTCTGGAGGTGTTTACCCTGATGGTTCTTTTGAGGAGGTTAAAAATGTTCGCATATCTAATTCAACATTTAAAAATGGTAATTCAAATGGCTTGAAAATACAAATTGTTAAAGATTTAATTTTTACAAGCAATGTAGTAGAGGGTAATGCTGATATAGGTGTAATATTAAATGCACAAAACACACTGCTTAAAAATATCGTAGTTTCTGATAATATATTTTCAGCAAATGGCGTTCATATTAACTTAATGTCGCACGGAACAACTGTTCCGGAAAACATTATTATTTCTATTAAAAATAACACATTTACAGATAGCGTGGGAAGTAACATATACTTTTCAAACATAAGTAATGGATTATACCAAATATCTGGAAACAAATTTATTTCAACGAAAATAGCGATCGCCCTTGCAGGACAAGCCGGTGCAATAGGCGGCGATTTTATTATTGAGCAAAATGAAGCAGAGTGCCTTTCTTTTGTTGTTCGGTTTTCAAAAAAAATGATAATTAAGAATAATAAAATTAAAGCGACCTACATCGGTATATATGATTTAGATTCTAATAATGCAGATACGATTGATTCGATTCTTATTACCGGAAACGAGTTGATAGCGTGTGATGTTAGAATCTCCAGACCAAAAATTAAGAGATTACAATGTCAAAACAATACACTAACAGGTTTAACAAGCGCTTACGGTCTTTATGTTGACGGGACTAATGGTGTTGTTAATGTCGATGTATTAATTGTCAATGATAATCTTATTCTAAATTCAAATACAGCGGCTATTCGTTTAAGGAACACAAAATCAATTGTGGGTCAATGTGCTAGAAATACTGTCGATAAAATAATCAATATTGATGAAGTAAATATTGACAATTCTAATAACTTAGTTGTCCAGTAGTTGAGCCAAACTGCGCAGTAAATAAAAAGTGAAAGGTCACGACGAATACGCGACGGAAGAATGAAATCATATCAAATCTGGCAGACAATCCTCATCGGTTGTCTGCTTTTTTGGCTAGTCGTGTTGTGGATTATATTTTAGGAGAGTAGGTGGCATATGTGGGATAAAACCAGAAGTTTGTGGCTTAGGTTTGCAAGGGTTGTAATTTTGAAGTGGTATAGTATCGGACTAGCCGTGGTGAGTTTCTTTTACGGCTTGATTCTTTTCAAAAATCCCGAAATATTAATCAGTTACGAAATGTATGAAACGTTGAATGAAATATTTGATCAGCGTATCATCAGCAGCTCATTCATGATTCTTGGTGCAATGAAATTGCTTGGTGTGTTCATGAATAATCGAGTAATTAAAAGAGTCAGTCTATCGCTACTAGTTGGGCTATGGCTAGTATTCAGTACTTCTTTCTTCTTCAATGGACCTCCTAATACAGTGGGAATCTTAACCTTTGGGTATGCTTGGATTGCCCTAGGTATTGCTGTTAGGGAGGTTATGGAATGAAGGATAGTTGGGTTGATAATTGGTTACCAGTCATAACTGGCTTGATAGGGATCGTAGGGACGACTATTGCGAATAGATTTGACTTTCGGGGCATTGTTCGAAAAGGTGAACTAGAGAATAAGAAGGCTGAAATCGAGAATAAAGATGATGTCTACGCTGGTTGGAAGACTTTATACGATGCGCAACTTAAAGAGAATATCACACTAAAAGAAGAGTATGAGAAAACTCGTCAACAAGTGTTTGGCCTACAAACTGAATTCAACAAGTTGAAAATCAAGCTTGATACAATTGAGCATACATTTGCCGAAAAAGAACAGGGCTATTTGTTGCAAATAGAAAAGCTAGAAACTAAGTGTGATGAGTTGGAAGAAGAAAATGAGATGCTGAAGATACAGTTGAAAGGTGGAATTTAGATGGAAGCATTACAAGATGCATTGTTAAATTTATTGATTGTTGTGGTTGGTTTGGTTGCTGCCTTTATTGGCCAAAAGGGTTCAGAGTACTTGAAAAAGAAAGGTGTCTTAGCTCAGTTGGAAAGCAAGAAGAACTATGTGGCGATTGTTGTATCAGCAGTTCAGCAAGTTTACGCAGAAGCAAATGGAGATGCTAAGTTGCAAGAAGCCAAAGCTCAGTTAGTGGACTTGTTTAACAAGAACGGCATCAAGTTCACTGAAGACGAGTTGAATCTGTTAATCGAATCAGCAGTAAAAGGGATGAAGGATGGCGTTGACCAAGGAGTGGCTGAATAAGCCGCTCTTTTTCTATATCTAAAGGAGGAAGAACAATGTTCAAAGAAGGTTCTTATGTAACTGTACTCGGAAAGTTACAAGTAAAAGAAGTTGGAGAAGAATATGTCCAGTTGGATCCATTCGAAAAAGGAGAAACAGAGACAGTTGATCGATACGAAGAAAATGGTTTTAAAGAGGTTACATCGGATGGACTTTCTAAAGAATTTGACGGTTTTCAAGTTGGGGATTTCTTTTACTTAACAGGAAAATACAAAGTTTTAAGATCAAACGAAATCTTTACCAAGATTGAATTAGAAGGTCAAATGTTGTCATTGCCAAATCATAAATTAGTGGAGGTGGAATAAATGGTAGTAAGTTATTCAGGAATTGCAGGTGCTCGTGGATCAAACCCGACAGCAATCGTTTTGCATAATGATGCCGGAAGCCAAGGAGCCACTGCTGCATTTTATAAAAACTGGCTAGAAAGCCATACGCCTTCTTTAGGATTTGCTCATTATTACGTTGCAAGTGATGGAACATATCAGGCTGAGAAGGACAGCAACAAAGCGTGGCATACAGGCAACAGTAAAGGTAATGCTAATTACTTGGGGATTGAAGTATGTCAATCTATGGGAAATGAATCCACGTATCTTGCGAATGAACAAAAAGCGTTTAAACTGGCTGCTGATTTATGCAAAAAGTACGGTTTAAATCCTGCTTCAGCTGTTTTCCCTTTACATCGTGAGTTGAGTGCTACATCGTGTCCTCACAGAGCGTGGGACCTGCACGGAAAAGGCGTAGCAGCTATCAAAAAATATTTCGTGGACCAAATCAAAAAATATTACAGCGGAGACAGCACATCGAACAACAATTCTGGATCGTCAAATTCAACAGTCAAACCTAATACACCATCGACTAAGCCAAGTTATATTACATTATCATTAGATGGAAAGTTTGGTCCAGGCACAGCAAGAAGGTTGCAACAATATTTTGGGACCACTCAAGATGGTGTTATCAGTCACCAGTACAAGCAAAAGTTTAATCAAAATATATATGCTGCACAATTCGATCAAACATTGAGAGGATCTAATGCAATTCGTGCATTACAGAAATTGTTAGGAGTTTCTCAAGATGGATTGATGGGACAAGCAACAATCAAAGCATTGCAGAAACGATTGGGCACGACACAAGACGGCATCATCAGTCCGGTATCCAATGTAGTCAAGGCGTTGCAGCAGTCGTTGAACAATAATAAACTGTAATACAAATACCCCTTACTCGGTTGAGTAGGGGGCTTTTTTATTTATCGTTTGAAATAATTTGCGCTTTATATATTTTGGAAATTCGATTGTGAGTGAACCAGTAAGAATTATTAGCTGATAATTCAAAATCTTTCATTGATGTACTGTTGTTTTCCTGTCCAAAAGAATTAGCATGAGTAATGTAATTGTACTTAATTTTCATCTCCGTAACTTTAATGATTTTACCAAAGAACTTTTCTGGAAGACTTTTGTTTTGTGAAGAAGCTAAATATACCTTGAATATATCTCCTTCTTTGAACTCTTTTTCAATAAACTCAACAGGAACTTGGTTCATAGTTTCAAAATAAACTAATTCCGACATATTTTTTTCTCCCTATATTTTTTTCTGAGTATAGTTTGAAACGATTGTATATGATTACATAAATACGAGTCAATAGCAGTTTAATAGTCACGTATATTAGAAATCAAATTTATATATGAATTTATTGGGTATATGGTGATATATAGTATTCTAAATTAGTTTTGTTCAGAACTAGCTCAACATAAAATCGGATGCATTCTTCGCCGAAAATGCACTCTTGCGATTCGGATATTGAATCTTTGAATTCATTTAAAAATGTTTCGATGTCGATATACTTTTGTTCATACTGAGTAATAAGATTCATATTAGTTGCCACCTGGTTTGTACTTGATGTTAGGATCGTATTTTCGAAGAATCTTGTCTTGAGTCCTAACATGATCAAATAGATAGTTTTCTCCGTCTTTCTTAAATACATAGGCTAATTCTTCTGGGTAACCACTATAGCTTGATGGCACGGTAAAGTAGGGTTTTCCAAAATTCTCCATCGTCCGAACAAACTGATCGTAAAGTAAGTGCGCTGGGCCCATTCTTTCAATAAACTCATAGTAGTAGCGTTCAAAAGCATACGTCCGTTGGTTCGCTAAAGGTATTTGCATATCGATCACTCCTTGCAAGAATTATACGAACGTTCGTTCTGGTTGTAAAGCGAACAAAAGGTAAAGAAAAAAGCCTGCTCTTAAAAAGAGCGTAGGCTTTGATTACTGCTTTTCGAATGTCATAACGAATGAACCAAGTACATTTTCTGTTTTTACAACTTTAACTATAATAGTATCGCCTTTTTCGACATTTGGATTATCGGAAGATACAAAGTTTAAATGCTCGCCAGTTTGAATTGTATATCCTAACGCACCATCAGGAACATATTCATCAACTGTAATTTCAACTGTCTTTCCGTTAATATCCTCGCCGTTATTTAGAGCTGTTTCAGCTTCTTTTGTTGTAAAATCAGCCTTCTTCTCGGTTGAACCACAAGCTACCAAAAACAGCCCGATGAATAATGTTACTAACAGTATCTTTAAATTTTTCATAATTACCCTCCTTTATGTTTATAAGTCCAACAATTCTTTTTTCTTTCGATCGAATTCTTCTTGATTAATAATCCCATCTTCAAGAAGCTGGTTAAATTTCCTTAACTCGTCAGCAGGTGAGGAAGATGCGGATTGATTGTCAGAAACATTTGCGTTCATTTTAACTATGGACTCAATCTTCAAAACTGCCTCTCGAAATTGTGGTTCTAAAGTTTTATATGCTAGAGATTTTACTTTGGTTTTAGAATTTAGAAAACTAATTGTTTTAGATTGACCATTCTTCATTTTTAATATTACTTGTAACTTTTCAACGTATTCTTTTCCCTTTTTTCCTTTCCCGATTACAGCACCGGCTATAGCACCAGCGGGACCAAAAAGAACACCACCACCAATAGCAGTTCCCAAACCACTCTTGATCACCTGGTTATTATCCTCAATTATTTCAAAATCCGTTATGTCTTCATACGCTAGTGCAGAATTAGGCTTTAAAGATAGACCGCTCTGAAACTTGATTATTTTGTTTTTATCATCAAAATGAACTAGATTCCCTATTTTGTTGGTAGGTGAATAATCGTCGAATCTCTTTTCTCTATCGGATGTTGAGATGGTTTTCTCTCTTGAACCATCAAGATACTTTTGATCCAAAGCATAAGCGCTAGGAGACGTACCGACTTCTTTAGTAAAGAATTTTAATTCTTGTTTTGTAAACTCTTCTTTTTTGATTGCTTTTCTTTTCAAAGTTTCAATATTGAATTCCTCTTTTTTACCAAACAGTCCCATACCCGTTCCTCTTTTCATTAATTTTATAGCTTCATTGTATCAGAAAACAAATACATAGCCTATAAATATCGATATCTATTTACAATAGCTTTAGGAATCAATTGCGAAAAATATAAAAATCAAAAGAGAATGTTTTCGAGGGGCAGAAAAGGGGCAAGGGTTGTAAAATGTTATATAAACATAATCTTCGAATGAGTAGTAGAAAGCTTATATATTAGGGTTTATAGAATCCTATACAATGTTACTAATGTGATTTTAACAATACTTGGAACTCTATTAAAATCGCAAAAAAAGCCGCTAGAGATAAACAATCTAGCGGTTTTTTTATGATGAAACCAGCGTTTATCCTATTGATTCTGGTTTTATTTATTTCCGATCGTCAATAGCTGCTTGATCAAAATTTGAGAAAAAAACCATTGCAAAGCTAGAGCGGTTCTGTCTATAAGAAGCGTAACTCTTGACCATTGGGAAAAATCAAAAAATACCAGTCGGGCGAGGACTGGTAAGAGGAAGAAAAATAGTTTTGGTATAAAGCTAGCATAGTCGGTCAAAGTAAAATGAACCTTAAAAAGTAGAAAGTTTCTTGTAAGAAGTTCTCATTCGTCAAAGGATTCCAGCTCAGACAATATTTTTGCGGGGACTTCTGATTGAGGGATTTCGTTGGGACCAGAAATGATGCGGGTCTTACTGATTTCTGCTTTGACTAAAGTATTTGGAGCCAATGGTTTTACATTTTCGCCCGTCAGGTCATAGGTCATGAGTTCTTTTTCACCATTTTTCTTTACGAATTCAAAGGTGTATTTGTAGGTAAAAGAGCCATCGATTTTTTCACCAGAATCACTGTAGGTCTGTGTCTTTTCAGGGACTTTGTTGGGCGTGATAGCATAAGCCGTGATGCCGCGATACGTTGTTGCATAGTACGTGTAGCCGAAATAGCCGGCTACGACAATAATCAAAACGCCAAGCGTTAATAGTAGTTTTTTCATGGGTGTCATTCCTTTCCATTACTAGCATCACTATAGCATGTGGTCACTAAAAGCACTCATCGAAAGGGATAACAATATTGTAAGTTTAGCATTTTTGAATAAAAATCCTGTAACTTTCTGTTTAACAATTGTGATAATGAAAAATATTTCTGAAACCTTCCTGCAATATTGTAATGTTATTCTCTTACTTGTGCCCGATAGCGGGACAAATAATCAAAAGAGAGGTTTTTTCATTTGAAAAAATTTGCATTTACAGTTGTTGCAGGATTTGGTTTATTCGTTGGCGGAACAGTTGTTTCAGCAGCAGAACAAACCCGTGTTGTCGAACCAGGAGACACTCTATCTGGGATCGCTGCTACTTATCAAACAACGGTCGAAGACCTTTTAGCTTTAAATGATTCGATCGAAAATCCAAATATGATTTTTGATGGCGAAACATTGTTGGTTTCTAACGATGGCCAATCAGTAGAAAACAAAGAAACAAGTACGAAAGAAAGCACAGAAAAAAGTGAATCCACAGCGACTGCTAACGTGAGTCAAACTCGTTCAAGCGTTCCTGGTGCTGGTTCTGGTGTCTTGAATCCAGTGGATGGGATCAACTATTTCAATGGTGTGAGAGAATCGTACTACTCACAAAAAGTCTTGCCAGGAGGCGGATTGAATATCCCTGGTCGCCATGTAGCATCAGACGGAACCATCCGTGATGCCGATGGGTACATCGTTGTTGCCAGTGATAATCAACCGAAAGGATCGACTGGTCAATCATCTTTAGGTGCCTATAAAGTCTATGACACAGGTGTCGGTCATAGCGGTATTGATGTTTATACGAATTGGTAA